TTATATAAATACTCGCAGAGGAATAACTCGTCGCATACTGAATACCTTTATAATATATTTTGTGCATATTTCCTTTTGTAAGATTTACCAGTGTTTGTTTCATGCTTTGACGATTCGTGGACCAAATAAAGTCAACGCTTTTTTTGAAATACGTAGAAATATCCACATGATGAATAAGTAATAGTATCATAACTATAAAAAATGCATCTATGTAGTAAATACCTGTTTTCAAATTTTGTAGTAGAAGGATTTCGCCTATATTTCCAAAGTTAGGTAGTGGAAACATAATGGAGCGCTGTGTTGTTTAATAAGGGGTGTGAAGTGGAGATAGCTATATAATTATAAAAAATACATTTAAATTGTTTATAATTATATTTAATGCTATCTATGAAAATGTTGTAACTAAACTAACTAACTAACTAACTAACTAACTAAACTAAACATATGGTATCGAATATTGCACCGCATTGTCATATATCGTAGCGCGGAATGCGTCATTATATCCTTCTACATATATAGTATCTCCATTATATATATTGTCGCATCCCAAGTCGCTAGTGCAGCTTCGTTTCTTATTTGTAACTGGCAATTTTACAGACTGATTTTTGTCACTCATGGTATAAAACTGCCATTTATCCTGGCTGGGGAATAACGGACGTCCCATAAGTGACAGAATTGTTTCAGGACCATTTACACGTGTCAATATACCTACTTGTCGGTATGAAGAATTCACGGAACGCGTAGGGACATTGATAGGAATTACTATGCCACCGCCACCGCCACCACCCATACCACCTCCACCACTTATTCCAATACTATTCACCCCCATACCACCAATATATCTATCGTCGCGCAAGGGTGGTGTATACGGATTAAGTAGCACATCCGCAGGACCACGCATATATCCACCACCCCCTCCGCCATACCGCGGAATCAGATCTAAAAAGTTGCCGCTGCCACCACCACCACCACCGACACTCGCTCCATATGCAGGTGGGTATGTATAAACTCCGTTTCGACTAGGGTCGTTGTTGTATATGGATGCAGCCGCCGACCCTGATCCATCCGAATTTTTATTAAATTGCATATATGCTAAATAAAGAATGACACAAGTAATAACTATAAATACGACTATCGTTGTATTTTCAAAACATATAACCCCGGGAGGGCATTTTCTAGACATAATATATAAAAATATGTATATTATATTTTAATATACATATTTTTGACTATTGCATTAACTATTGCATCTAGAAATACATATGTCATTTATATTAATTCATATTTATTCTCTCGTTCTCTCGTTTCTCTCGCAAAAAAAGGCGCATAGTTTACGCCCCTATGGAAGCAGGATTGAGTCCATTACCGCCATTATTGCCCCCGCCACCTGTCAAAAGAGACATTCCGGGAATACTACCTCCCATATTCTGAAACATCTTGCTGATACTGCTGTTCTCAAATTTATCCAAAAATTTCTCAGCAGTTTGAAGAATCGGTTCAATCGATTTCAGGTTATTTATCATTTCAGCTTGTTGTCCCATTAAATCGCCGGTATTTGCACCGCCGCCACCGCCTAAACTATTCAATGTATTGTATGCCTGGTTCTTTTGACCTGTAGCACTTGGTGCCATACCCTTGAACATACTGCTTAATGCTGTATCGCCTGAGCTTCCACCATAAGATGCGGGACTAAGTTGTGTCATAGCTTCGCTCTTTTTGTTGGTGTTGGTAAATTTTTCAGCATTTGCGGGGATACCTGGCATGGATGCACTGGATACACTATTGACTCCTCCTCCATTCATTGATGACATAGCAGCACTCATCAATTTTGACATATCGGCGGGATTCATTTGAGCAATAGGAGCAGCAGCAGGAGGAACAGCAGCCGCAGGAGGAGTAGCAACAGGAGGAACAGCACTAGCGGGAGTAGCATTAGCAGCTTTAGCATCCGGTTTAGTTTCCATACCTTCCATGATATTATAATAGCTAGGTATTCTTCTATTCTTAAACATCATGATAAAATTAGTACCGATTGTTGTAGTTAATAAAACTACTATCATATTTTTACTAAAGTAGGTGGTTAAGAAACCAATAACAACAAAAATAACGATTGCCTCTAAATTAAAATTAAAAAGGTATCTTGCTGCAGTTAAAATAGCAAAAAAGAAAGATAGATATAAAACGTATTTATTATGCAAAAGGTCACTAGATGCACCACTAAAGCGAACTGCGGATTTTTTTGATTTCATCGGTATATTCAATTATAGTATATATTATATATGATATATTATATTATATTATATATCATATACAGAAAAAAGGTATAAGATATTAAATAAAATATATTTCAGCTTCGCATAACTTCATTCATTTCAATTTTTATTTTCGCTAACTCTTCAAGTAACGTGAATTGATCTTCTTGCAATTGTCCGATATGATAATCTTCTTCATTCATATTTTTTGATAGTTGGGATATATGTTTTGAAATAATTTTAATCGCACTTTGTTGTTTTCGTTTTTCTTCTAAAATATGTGATTTTATTTTTTCGTAATCAGATAAAACATTATTTAAAAAACCATTTTGTTTTGCCAATTCTTTTATTTCTCTATTTTTTTCTAGTAAAAGCAATTTCTTTTTTTCTAAAATACACTTCATGTTATAAATATTTTTATCATTTTCGGCGATGTCGGGATTTTCAGCAACATCCGGATCTTCAACCGCATAATCTTGAGGTTCTATATCATATAATGATTCATCGGATATTTGTGATTCGTTTGATAAAGATAAAGATGAATCATTATCTGTGTCACTTGAGCTATCGTTTGAGTTATATAGATACATCGGACTTATCTTTGAGGGACGCATAAATGCATTTAGTTCGTTATATGTTGGCACTGATGCATAGTTTCCAACTTCAATTTCTGTTTTTTTTATACCTTTAAGATAGTTTAAATTCTTTTTTGTTTTTGCCATGATAATATGATGATGATAACAATTATAGTAGCGATGATACTGATATATAATAATATTATAAGTATCTAAATTATTTTTTATTTTTATTATTTTTATTTACAAATAACTCATTATTATTATTACTCATTTCATTTGCTGTCGCTATCGCCGCCACCACCTTCACTATCGCCACCACCTTCACTATCGCCACCACCTTCTTCGCCGTCACCTTTAGCACCTGCTAAACTTTCAATACATTTTTTAATATTTTGTTTATCGGAAGCAATAGTTAGAAGCATATAAAGTAAGCTATAAATAATACCATGAACTGCTGCAACTACTTTTCTACTTCCACTTTTAGGTAGCGTAAATAATAAATCAGGAATAAATATTATAAAAACAATGGTGTTAATTAATTTTGATACCATTATAGATAGTTATACAAGTAATACTACTACTAAATTATGAATATATTATAAATATACAAATATACAAATATACAAATATATAAATATACAAATATACAAATATACAAATATACAAATATACAAATATATTATCCACTACGTTGATTTGCCATTGATTGAAGTTGTTGAAGTAGTTCCTGTCCACCACTAGCAGTATTTATCATGTATTTTAAAATATTGACTAGAACCATAACAAAATACCATATAACATAGTAAAATAATGATAAAATAAGACCTGCTAAAACAACATCTTTAAATTTCTCCCAAAATGTTTGTCCGGTAACTTTAATTTTTGAAAAAGCGGAATTAAACCAGTCCATAAAAACAAATATTGTTTTTGCATTTTTATTTTTTAATATTTCATTCTCTTTCTTTTTTAATTCTGCTAGACGTTGGTCTAATGGTTTCTTAGCTTCTGTTCTTTTCTTGTTAAAATATTCAGGAATAGCTATACTAAAGAAATTGTAAATAGGGGAAACAAATCTTTTAAAAAAGTTTTTAATAAATGTTGGAATTAAACCAGAAATAAAATTTAATATTTTTTCAGGTATTTTCATTAATAAATTCATTATTTTACCAATGATCCCTTTATAGTCTAAAAACCCGAAAACACCAAAATAGATAGAAAATGACGTCAAAAATGTAAGAAAATATTTCATAAAAAGCGTTTGATAACAATTCATGGCTGTAATATTATTTTATGCGTATGTCTATGTTATATGTATTTGTATTATAATATACTACTATAATATCAAAAGATAAAATATTAATTAAAATACGTTACCTTGTTGCGTTGATAATATAAATACTTACTACTATTCACCTACTATTTTATAAATAAAAGAGAGTTAAAGGTATATTATTACAAAAATATAGTCATATACAAAATTTTAATATTTGTATATAAATATTTACAACCATCCAAGAACAATCCAATAACCATTTAGAATGTCTGTAAAACAAATCCCGTCTCCTGCTGGTAAATCGTCTGAACCTTTATTAACTGAGAATGAATCTCGCTACGTAATGTTTCCCATCCAAGACAATGAAATCTGGAAAATGTATAAAAAACAAGTTGATTGTTTTTGGCGCGCAGAAGAAATCGACTTGTCTAAAGATGTTATCCAGTGGAACAATAACAATATACTAAACGACGACGAGCGTTTTTTCATTTCTATGATTCTCGCATTTTTCGCCGCAAGTGATGGAATCGTTAATGAAAACCTTGCAGTCCGATTTATGAGCGATGTCCAGCTCGCAGAGGCGCGCGCATTTTACGGCTTCCAAATCGCCATGGAAAATATTCATAATGAATCGTACTCTCTCTTAATCGACACTCTTATCAAGAGCGAGGAACAAAAAACAAAACTATTTTCCGGTATTGAAAATTTCCCATGTATCAAGAAGAAGGCGGATTGGGCCCTTCGTTGGCTAAATGATAAGCGCAGTTCTTTTTACACGCGTCTGATTGCATTTGCGTGCGTCGAAGGCATATTTTTTTCAGGCGCTTTTTGCTCTATTTTCTGGCTGAAGAAGCGCGGAATTATGCCCGGACTTACATTCAGCAACGAACTTATTTCCCGCGATGAAGCATTGCACACCGAATTTGCAATCCTGCTTTATAATAAAATGCAGAAAAAATATCCGAAACAACGTGTGCACGAGATTATTAAAGAGGCTGTAGAAATCGAAAAGGAATTTATTTGCGATGCTTTGCCGTGTCGTCTCATTGGCATGAATTCTAAACTTATGTCGCAATATATTGAATTTGTTGCCGATCGACTATCGCTTCAACTCGGATATGAAAAAATATATAATTCTACAAATCCGTTTGATTTTATGGAGATGATAAGCATTGAAGGGAAAACCAATTTTTTCGAGAAACGTGTTAGCGAGTATGCGCTTTCAGAGAAGACAAAAAGTAATGAAATATTTGACTTTAATGCGGAGTTTTGAGCACAGAGATAGGTAATTATCGCCTCCGCATTGCACCAATTCCGCCCATGTGTCTTTGCATAGCATGAGCGGGGGGCATCATGGGTATAAGATTGCGCGGCGGGTATTGCATTGGTGGCTGTGGAGGTGCACTAATAGGTCTTCCTGGTCCTATTCCTCCTACCCCTGTATAATACCCAGACTTTACCATATTTGCGCTTCGCGCTTCATTATGTTTACGCTCTAATATATTAGTTACATCTTTTTTATCAAGGCGTATTTTCGTTTCGTTTACGATATCTTGTTCTTCGAATCGCAATTTTGTAGGATCGTTATTGGTTTGAAAAAAGTAAACGTTTATATACTCGTCTTTGATTTCAAAATTCAAATTGCGTATTGTGATTAATCCATCGTTACAATTCAAATTCACGACATACGCCGCTTCCTTTCTGCATATTATCTTTTTAACACCATCACACATCTGCAATATATTTCGATCTAAAATATTGAAAAAGTTGCTGCGATCCAAATATAAGCCTGCCAACTCGACGCGTTTTAACATATAGTTATCTTCGCCACCCCATGACCAAAAATTTGGAAATCCGTTTATTTTTTCAAAATCTGCACCCCTTATTGAAAAAATACCACCAAGTGTGAATTTAAAGCCATAAAAGTGTTTTACTACACCAGGAGTAGTTTCATAATGAAGTATATTTTTTGTATATGGCAATGTGTCGACATCATTAAAAACAAATGTTATATTTTTATAGTCATTGGGGTATTTATATTTCATGGCAATAAAACCGATATTTTTCATACCTCCGCGATTAAATGGACGTGTATCTTTTTGCTCGGCAAAATAGATTTCATAATCTGTTTTTGGAATATCTTCCATAATATGTTTCATATAAATCGTGAAAAAATTCTTGTGCTCTTTTCGGTCACGATATGGCACAATAAAAATCATTTTCGGTGCGACAATAGTGGTCACGGGTGCGTTTGCAAGCGTCGATTCGTCAACAACCTCTTTTATTTCTAATTCTAATTCTTGTTCTTGTTCTTGTTCTTGTTCAGTCATTCTGTAAAATTATATAAATGCAGCAACTATCATATAATTTTATAATTTTATAATTTCATTTTTTGGGCGAATATTTATCCAATATGACTTTCGGAATCAATAGTTCCTTAATTCCTTCCAGTTTTTTGTAGCATTTGTTTATTGTTACCTCGCTTGTTTCGCTTATTTTATTCACATCCTTTTTTGAAATCGTAAGTCCGCATATTTGTGAAACAAAGTAAATAATTCCCGCCGCAATCGAATGTGGAGTATTTTCCGGAATCAAATTATTTTTTTCAATTCTCAATGCAATAAACTGGCACAATTTTGTAAGTTCGCCATTGATTTGCAGTCGCGTGCAGTATCTTTCAATGAATGCCTCGGGGCGCGTCTTGCAGAAACTCGTCTTCTCAGAATTATGCATATCATTCTCAATCTCGTTTATAATACATACTGCATTTTTACACCCCTTTGTGGCACTCGTATTGTCAAGATTGAAAATCGTCGCAATTTCTTTCGCGGTTCGTGGGCAGTCGTGGATTCGAAATGCAACATACACGGACGCCGCAATAATTCCATCACGATTCGATCCTCTAAATGTCTGATGTTCCGATATTTTTTTATGACACCGCAACGCCTCATCTATAATAATCTTCGGGATTCCAGCATTGTTTGCAATAATCGTAATATGCTGAAACTCATTGTATTGCGTTTTTTCTTTATGGGGCGATGACTGCCACTCTGTATATCGTCGTATTTTGCGCATTTCGTACGACGATATTCCATCACACAAGATTTTGCAACCGAAAGACGACTCCACAAGCAACGGGTTCACGGGAAGTCCACATCGCGTGGGATCAATATTTTGATTGTCGTCGACGCCGTAGTATCGCCATTCGGCCGACTGATCGACAATATCTTTATAAATAATACTGCATTTAGGATTCATGCAGACAAGAAACCCTTCATCGGATAGCGCGACCGACGAGTTACACGTGTCGCATGTCTCTCGTTGTCCGCAACTCCGATAAATGCACTCAATACTTTTATCATTTTTATCAATATCTTTATCATCTCTTTGAATCAAATTAGAAATTGTTTCTACGCTATTATGCCCATTGTTATCAACATTAAACGACTCGCTTATTTTTTCCCACAAACCTGTTATATTAGTATTATTATATATTTTATTCTTGTATGTTTTGTGTGTTGTATGTATTCGCGAACTGGATAATGTATCAACCATGATGGAGAGATAATACGACGTTTGGTTTTGCTAAATGATATGCTTGTTTAAAGTATATTGTATATTTTTTAATTCAATTTTATTCACATTATAATAAAAATAACACAAATAAAATATAATAATATAACAATAATATAACTATACTATTATAGTATATCATGGGAAATTCAAGTTCTTTATCTAAAAATAGTAAATCCGATGACAATAGTAATCAGCAAGATTTTACTAAATTATCACAATCGAATGCATTATTTATTACAAAGTTAAATGAAATAGCGTCGACTTATATATTAGAACAGAATTTTCAGGATATGATACGTATGACAAATCCTACTTATTGTGATGATTTAGTAGTTATGACATCTGAAATCCTAAATCAATCCTATGATGATTCTCAAATTAATTATGCGCATCAGGTTATATACAAAAAAGGACAAAGTGCAAACGAATCCAATCACGCCAGTGGTATCGGTAGCGACGACCCTTTACACGCCGATGCATTAAAAAGCAAAGAAGTAAAAACAAAAATGTGTATAAATATTGCTAAATATTATGTAAAAATCGCGCATCTATTTGCGGCAATTATGACGACATTGAATCCTGTTTTTTCATGGAAAGCGTCTGCAACATCAAGGCGCGCAGTTACAAAACCATTAGTACATATAGATGCAGATGCAGATACAAATGCAGATACAAATGGAATAGAAGAGGTTGTTGCAGGCGGTGAGGATGGAGAGGATGGAGAGGATGGCGAGGATGGAGAAGAAGAACTCATGGAAGGAGAGAAACGAGAGAAACGAGAGAAACACGAAAATGCTCCTGAAATTAAATATATAACATTACAAGAAAAACACGAAATTTCTCACATGGCAAAAGATGTAAAAGTAGAAAGTCTTAACTTTTGTAATTCACGTATATCAGATTTGATGGATATGGATGAAGTTACGTCTCTTATTAATGGTACAAATTCCATTACCGGAACAAATGGCGAATCTGTTATAAAAATAAAACCAAGACTTTGTTCATCGTCGTTAAATAACAACAACGAAGGATATACACGACAAAAGTCAGTATACGATTTACCAGGATTTGCAGAATTAAGTCGCCTATATTTTGACAGATACAATTCATCAAAAAAACGTTTCGATCGAATGTCGAAAGAAAGTGAAAATGAAAAGAAGAGAAATGTCGCACTTTTATATACACTTTTCACGGGCGATAGAAACCCCCCTAAAGATATCAAAAGTTTTCGCGATATTCCTTTACATTCGTTCGCAGACACGATTGAATGCGATAATCCAGAATCCGCCTTGAATAAAACGTATATAGGCACCACAAAAGACAAACTATTTGTTGACTATGTAGAGCAAATAAAAAAAATGATTTATCAATCGAACATGATACGCAACACATTGCTCGAAATTATAGACCGCGTTTTTGTTCCTGTTAGGGATAGTGGCGATGGCATGGCGACAGAAATAAAACCAAAATTCAGTATTAATCCAAAACTATCATCAAAAGGGTTGAATGATTGTATAGAGGACGCGCGTAGAATTATTTTACGATTGTATATGACATGTGAAAAAGATTTCGTAAAAGCACTAAAGATTCTGCAAGCAATTATAGAAGCCCAACTACTTGAATTAAATAATCGACAAATGAAAGATCTGGAAATGCGCATTGAAGGTCATGATGTCGAAAAAATGAATTCTTAAATATCAATACGAATTACATATTGATATTTATTTGACTATTCGCTTATTATTTTGTGCGCCGTTTAGTGGCGACGGCTGCGACGGCTGCTACGGCGG